TATTCTCATCAAATACATAGGTCTCAGCAGTATAGAGCCCGTTTTCGTCCTTCGTGAAGACTACGAGCGTCTGCTCATTGTGGCCACGTACCAGATCGGCGCCTACGAAAGCGCACTCGATCACGTCATCGTTCTCTACTGTGAGCGGTACGATTCCGGCCGCGTTCACGTAGTTTATACGGATATCTCCACCGGTTACGCTGCCATTATCGAGGAGCGTAGCGTTATCCAGGCGGATATAAGCTCCTACCGTACCGGATGCAGCCAGTCGCTCCAGCTGCTTACGATACATAACATCGAAGCGGTTCTCGTCCAGGATCTCCTGCACGCCGTCGAACTTCTTCTCGTTTTCGCCTGCGTTGATCTCCACGATCTCGCAGAGATTAGCGTCATCGCTGCAGCATCTCTTCGCGAAGTTAAGCTTCTCGAGGTGTACCTCCTGGCCGTTTAGGTTCTTACGGGTGTGGAAGTCGCTCTCCTCGTTGGTATACCATTGATCACAGATCTCGATAATGTTCTGGGCGTTTTCGTTGTACTTGTAGCCCATTCTTTTAAGCTGCTGGATGGCAGCAGTCACTTTACTCTTCTCGTCGGCCATTGTAGCCCTCCTATGTGTTTAGGTCGATATACTCGACGAAGTCCAGGAAGCAGTAGCAGTTCGCATCATACCAGTCGTTGATGTTGCCGATGTTCTTATCCTCCGGTCTGTCCGGATCCTTAGGATCCCATACCAGAGAAGAGAACGCCCTGATCGTATTCTCGCAGCGCTTGTTTACCTTTAAGCGCCCGGAGTTGAACAGTCTCGAGAGCGTCTTCGGTCTGTCCTTTACTTCGTTCTTCCTGCATCCTGATATATTCCGCTTCGGAAGTCCGGCCGCTTCGGCTGTCGCTCTTAATGAGTTGATCATCGTAGAGCTGGCAGAGTCCGGGAAGATCCAATCTACCCGGCCGTACTTCTTGAGCACTGACTTGTAGAAGTCAAGCCAAGCTCTGCAGATATCGTCTGCATTTATGTCATCGGTGAGCGGAAGACCGCCCTCCTCTAAGACCTTAAACTCGTGATACTTACCGTAGTATCCCCACAGCGCGAAGGTCGTCTCTGATCCGTTACCTCCGAAGTCCACGCCCATGACGATCTTACTCATCGGCAGCAGGACCGGGTTACCCTTCTGGTCGATCTTGACCAGTCCGTCCTTGTTCTTCTCATAGAGCTCGTCGTCTGTGAAGGTGTAGGCCTCAGGGTTGTCCGCAAAGAAGCGGAAGACCAGACCCTCAGCTCTCGCCCACTTGCCGAGGATGTAACGGTCATAGTAGACGGTGCCGGCGTACTCCTTACAGAGCTCATCTACGAAGCCCTTAGGGAGATACGGGTTATCATATATCGTGTATTCCTGCAGATAGACGTCTGCGTCTGACTCCAGGAACTTCTTCATCCAGTGCTCCGGATCTGCCGGGTTACAAGTACCATCGAAGCAGCTCCGCTCTGTCCTCAGTCGGGACTTAAGCATCTCAAACACTTCCTGCGACCAGGTTGTGATCTCATCGCCGTAGCAGTACTCGATCGTCGCGCCCTGGATCCTGGCCACCTGGTTAACCTTATCGGCTCCCAGGCAGTAGACTCTCTTACCGAAGAGGTCCGCAGTGTTGTCGCTCTTTATCATGCCGACCATATCCGGGCCGTAGATCGCTCGCATCGGGTCCAGGATGTTCCTGGCCAGTGTGCCGCGTGTGTTGCCGATCATGACGATCAGGCCGTCGCCCGTGCAGGATCTTATCCGGTACGGAAGCATGAAGTTATAATCAAGCCATGACTTTCCGGAGCCGGTTGCTCCGGTCTTTATGTTCCAGCGATGCTTTGAGCGCTTGATATATTCTCTCTGCATCTTTGAGATCGGGCTACTCATCCGGATCCTCTGCGCGGACCTTCTCGATAGTTGCCACCATCTCGTCGAGCTTAGCCAGCTGCGTCTCATCTACGAAGCTGACCTTATCGCGCCACTGTTTAGGCTTCCGGTTCTTTAACCAGAAGATCTGAGCGGTCACATCGCCCATCTTGGCCTTTTTGAAGAGTGCGTTCTCGACCTCATAGTCGGCTACGTCCTTCGATCTTTTTAAGGCCTCCGAAAACTCCGCGTGTTTAAGCTTCCAGTCGTAAAATGTGGACTGCTGGATGCCTATATTTTTAGCTATTTGCACGTCAGTAAGACCGTCACGAGCCCATCCTTCCACCAGGACGAGACCCTTACGGTCTACAAAGTCGTCGTATTTACTTTTACGGCCGACTTTTGCCATGCTACTCGCTCCAATCTAAGCCGTAACGATCGATTATCTCGTTAAACTCCTCCACATCATGCGGCACGACCTTATAGGTCGGCTCTGCGTTCATGTTAACGCCACAGTGCAGAAGCTCGTGGTGCAGCAGGATCCTGATCTGCTGACTCGTAAAATCGATCACGTTCGGCTCATACACAGTTATCAGAAAATCATACGGGATAAAAGCCTTGTATCGATCGGGTACTCTCTCACACTGTCCGAAGACCGTCTTACCGTTCGATACCTTCGCCTTGTTGGAAGACATAAAGCCGATCGAGACCTCTGTCTCCCTGATCCAGTTAAGGCTTTTCTCTGCCTGGATAAGCTCCGCCCCTATGCGGGCGTAGTCGTCATTTTGTTCGCATATCTCCCGCATATTGACCTCCGTATGCACAAAAGGAGAAGCGCCTCCGCTCCTCCTCTCATAGTTCTACTCACTACCAAAATACCATTTTTAGTATGTCATGTCAAGTTTAAGTTCACATAAATACTATATCTTGTACTCTTTAAGTTTATCCACAGCCGACTTGTGGATTCTGTGGACAGTTCTCTCCGATCTGTGGACAGCTCTGGCCACGTCGTCCCACTTTAGGCCGTCGATATGTCGCAGCTTGACGATCCGGGTCTCCTGATCATCAAGATACTGCTCACATAGCCCTGCGATCTCACGCCTGGAAGATCTTAGCTGATCCTTGAGATAGTCGATATCGCTATCCAGGTAATCGATCTGGGCCATTATGTCGCTCATCTTATCCTGGGGAGTTGTCTGCACCTTGTCCTTGTCGTAACGTATGGCGCCGGGATATAGAGACATCAGAAGCTGCAGCCTTGTCTCCCTCTTTAGTTGTATCTGCTTCCGGATCTCGCCCGGTCTCCCCAAAAATACGTATACGTCCATGCTATCCTCCCGTCAGTGCTTTATCATATCCCCGAACTCCATGATGATCTTATCGCTCGCCTGCGCGAAGCCATACTCTCGCTGACAGCCAAGTGACTGCTGCCATCCTGGGAGAAGTATAAGCACGTCAGACATCGATAAGAGCTCTAAGTCTATCCTCATGTACTCGTCCCAGCTCGTGGACTCCGGAGATAATACCCCGATAAGCTCCGCCGGGTTGACTATGTCCGTTATGCCGTCAGCTCTCAGAGCCTTCTCCGCCTTCTTAAATCTCTCACGAAAATCATTTACCCCAGTTATGGGCCCGCTTAGATATAGCCTCATTCCGACCTCCTCCGATCTTTTAGTATGTTTATCAGTGCGCTCTGCGTCATGTCCTTCTTGCCAAGGCTCGCTACTACCTGCTCGTCTACTGTTCCCTTGGCTATCAGGTGGTAGACCATAACCGGGTACTTCTGACCCTGACGCTGGAGTCTTGCCACCGCCTGGAGATACTGCTCCAGGCTCCAGGGTAGCCCGTACCATGCCATTATGTGGCCGCCGTCCTGCAGATTTAGGCCGTAGCCCGCGCTTGCTGGATGCGCTAAGAGTATTTTTATCTTGCCCTTGTTCCATTCCTCGATGGTGCTGTCGTTCTCCAGAAGCTTCGCTTCATGGAAGCGGCTCAGGATCGAGTCCTTGTCTGCCTGGAAATTGTAATAGACCAGGACCGGGCTCTCCGCTGCCTCCAGGATCTCGCCCAGGGCGTCCAGCTTTGCCTCGTGGATGTGTCTCGGGTTATGCGCTTCGTCATATATGAACCCGTTGGCCATCTGCAGAAGCTTCGACATAACCGCCGCAGCATCCAGCGCCGCGATCTCTTCGCCCTCCAGCTCTATGAGGCTCTCCTTCTCCATCTCCTTGTAGGCTTTTAGGCCCTTCTCGTCCAGGCTTACCTCTATCGTGCTCTCCACTTTGTCCGGAAGAGTCAGATAGTCCTCTGCCTTCATGCTGACGGTTATGTCCGCGATCCTCTTCGTAATGGCCTCTAGAGCTCCGCGCCTCGGCTCCCACTTATATGTCACGTAGCCGTTGCCGTATCCAGGTCTGAACCAGTTACCTCTGTAGGCTGTAAGTGTCCGGCCAAGTCTCTCACCTCTGTCCAGCAGATACATCTCAGCCCACAGATCCATGAGACTGTTGGCCGCCGGTGTTCCGGTCAGCCCTACGATCCTATCGATCGCCGGCCTCATCCTCCTCAGGGCTTTGAACCTCTTCGCCTGGTTGTTCTTAAAGCTTGAGAGCTCATCGATCACGACCATATCGAAGGGCCACTTCATCCGGTTCTCTTCCAGGTACTCCACAAGCCAGACCACATTCTCGCGGTTGATCACGTAGATATCCGCCTGGGCCTTTAGAGCTCTGATCCTATCCGCTGCAGATCCTAAGATCTTGGAGATCTTAAGGTGCTTAAGATGGTCCCACTTATTCGACTCACGGCTCCAGGTATCCTCCGCTACCCTAAGCGGTGCGATCACTAAGACCCTGGAGACCTCGAAGGAGTCGTTCATCAGCTCATCGATGGCCGTAAGTGTGATCACGGTCTTACCCAGGCCCATCTCCAAAAAGAGACCTGCTGCCTCATGTTCCCGGATAAAACTTACAGCCCGCTTCTGATAATCGTGCGGTATGAACTTCATCGTCTCCTCCTATCATCCTCAAAAATGTCCTCACGTCTCCGGATCCCCACAGCGCCCAGGTCTCGCACCCCAGTCGCGTAAGCGTCCTCATCTGGATCTTCTGCCTGCCTGAGAGTCTGCCTACTTCCGTCTTAAGCTCCACGAAGTACACACGCCCGCCCGGCATCACTATGATCCGATCCGGCACTCCGTCATTCCCGGGTGATACGAACTTGAACGCCTTACCTCCAAGCTTCCGAACACCTTCGACCAGGATCTTCTCTATATCCCTCTCTCTCATATTTCACCTCGCTGTAATTATCGCGCGCACGCACGCGTATATATGTGTATATGCGTGTTTTTATATGCCTATAACATATAAAAATAATATTTATAGATATACTAATTACAATTTACAAAACGCTACCGCGCCCCGTGTTTATGCGGTTTTTCGGTGTAAATTGATTTTTGTAAATAAAAAGTTGTTTACACTTTGCACTCTGTAAATAGCGTTTTGCAATTAGCGTCTATCCTCTCCTAAATACAGCCTGCGGACCATAAAGCTTTAAGCGCTTCGTCTTTTCGGTTCTTATCCAGCCGAGCTGTAAGAGGATCCTCACGATATCATCGGAGTCGCTTCTCTTCTTGGCAGCAGGCGACATCTTAAAGCACTCCGCCCAGATCTCCATCACACTGACCTCGTCCCTGGTCTCTGTACCTTCTTCGTCATTGTCGAAGAAGAAGCGGCGCTGTGAGAGATCCTTCTCTTCCCAGTTCGTAGGAAGCAGCTTGTCGAGATACAGCTGCACGATACCCAGGCGCTCATCCTGCTCGAGAGCTCTGACCTGCTTGGCCGTTGCGATAGCATCCATGTCCTTATTAAGTACCAGGCTCCTATCGTCGAGATCTTCATAATAGAAGAGCACCTCCGCCCAGATCTGAGCCACGTCTTCCGGAGTCATCTCCCAGGCGTTGAGCTTGTGATTCTTTGAGCACTTGATCGGCCAGAAGCGTCTGTTACCGGTTATATCTTTAAGGTAGTCCTCCGCGTTGCTGGTTCCGATAAAGACGCAGCCGCGCCTATGTGTGTCGGTTCTGCGGCCGTATGCTGCTCTATAGCGGTCCTCCGTTCTGGATACGAAGCTCTTAACGCTCTCGATGTCCATCTTGCGCATACCCTTAAGCTCTGAGATCTCATTTATCCAGGTGCCTTGTATCTTCTCGGCCGCTGTCTTGTCCTTCATATCCTCAAAACTTAAGCTATCGCTGAACCATGGCCCGCCGAGCTTGGCCATAAGTGTACTCTTACCGATTCCGCCGGGGCCGGATACTACCGGGATGTAGTCGAACTTTACGCCGGGCCTCTTGGCTCTCGATACTGCTGCCAGTAGCCAGCGCTTAGTCACCTCCCTGGTATACTCTTCATCGTCAGCTCCTAAGTAGTCAATAAAGATCGACTCCATACGCGGAACGCCGTCCCACTCTGGCAGAGCTTTAAGATAATCGCGTACCGGATGGAAGCTTCTCTCGAAGGCTACCTTATTAAGTGCGTCGAAGATATCGGAGCGCTTAAAGTTGTTGTACTCTGTGGCCAGATAGATGTAGAGCTGAGAGTCGTCGGAGTCCTTCCACTCTGTGAGCTCCTTTTTCCATGGCAGCGGCTCGGTGATCTCGATAAAATTTGATAATTTATTGAACCGAACGCCCTGCAGAGCTTCGTCCTTCCTTAAGATCATGAGAAGGTTCTCGATCGTGGTCTCTACAAGCCCCTGCTTATTCCTTGTGAGGTCGAGCTTCCACTCATGTACTGCAGGAGCATCCTCGTCTCCCTCGAAGTCTGAGACAGCTGAGGCCTTACGATCGGCGTCGAAGGTTCTGATGCAGTTCTTATCCTGGCGGATAAAGTCGATCATCTCCTTGTAGCTCGGCAGGCGTGTCGTCTGGGTACCCTCAGGAGCATCCTCGTCCATCTGTCCGAACTTGTGGATCCTTACCAGGTCGAACGCGTTGAGGTCCATACCGTGCGCCGGATCCGTGGAGTGGTTCGAGTAGCAGAAGAGCCCCTCGTCGTAGATGACCAGGCCGCCGGATGTCGTTCCGGCTGTGTAGGTATAGCGGTCTTCCTTGCCCTCTACCGGTGTATATACATCCGGAAGGAACTCCGCGATCGCTTCCGGTACTGTGTAGGTCCTGCAGAAGGTACCCACGAGGCCCTTCTTCTTAAGAGGATCCTGCTGCTTATCCTGGCGGCGCTTCTGTACCTTGATCTCATCCGGGAAGAGTGGCCAGTAGCTCATATCTCTCCAGTCCGGATATTCTGCGAGGATCTTGTCCGCGCTCAGGATCTTATCGTCGTTATACTCAAAAACATATTCTGCATCCCTGGAGTAGCTCGGCCAGTACATGAGACGGCTCGCCTGCACTG